CCCGTAAGTGTAAATTTCACTATAGATAATGAATTTAAAAATTATTGGGTAATACACAAATGGTTAGAACTGTTAAGAACAGAAAAAGAAGGATATTATGAACATCCAGAAGAATTTAAAAATGTAGGACTAGGTCAATATTCTACGGATTTTACTATTACCGCAAAAGATGAGTATCATAATGATGTTATACAATGGGTATATAAATCAGCATTTCCGATTTCTCTGGGAGAGATTAATTACAGTTATAGAGATGGAGGAGAAATCGAAACTACGTTTGAGTTTGTATTTAGGCGGGTTGAGACAATTTTGTTACCGTTATAAAAAAATTAGTTTAGAAAATACTAAATATCTTTATGGCAAGAAGCATTCAATCTCCCGGAGTAGAAATCTTCGAAAAAGATCTCACGTTATCTCCTATTTTACCAGCAGGAACGAATATTTTCATGACAGGCTTTGCAACAAAAGGTCCTTGTGATGAAGTTCTTCAAATTACTTCTGTTCAAGAATTAGAACAAGTATACGGAACACCTACAAATCCAGCAGAACGCTATTTTTATTATGGTGCTCGTCAGATTCTAAACAGTTCTAATGGAAATTTATTCGTAAGCCGTATGCCTTATGGAGAAGATGGCGGAGAAGGATATGGATCTAGATATGGTGCATTAGTATATCCAGTAGTATCAGTTACAGAAAATTCAAATGTTCAGAAAACTCGTAATACGAAGCCAATTGCTTCGCAATTTTTAGGATTAAACACAGTAGTTACAGAAATTCTAGCAAATCAAACACTTTCCGCATCAAAAGATGCATTAACTGCTAATGGTATTCCTGATTACGAAAAATACACAGCAACTGAAGGAGCTGCGTTTGTTACAGGATTAACTAATTATTACAATGCAAATATAACAGTTCCTTCTAATAGTGCTGTTGCATTACAAACACAAGCACTCACTAGTTATTTTGTTACATCAAATGATACAGTAGTATCTACTAATCTTGATCTATCTGGAGCTACCTTTGTTCTTGGTGCTCCTAAATTCTTCGATCTTAATCTAGCACAATATCAATCGGTAATTGATGGTTCTGGATTTACTAATACAAATTCAACATGGTCTGCTGCTTCTGATGATGTTAATAATATCAACAGTGTTGCTGATTTCGGAAAAGCTGGTTTGATTATCGTTAATAAGATTCAATCTACTATTAATAATCGTTTCGAAGGACATTATGTTGGTATTGCAGATAATACCAATCTTCTTGCTAACACTGATCATACTTCTATTCGTAAGATTTATACCACAGGAAGCAGTGCGACCAATGGACTAGTAGTAGGCAGTGGTTATGTCGAAGTTCCTACTTCTAAACTTGCTTTCCCTCTTTCAGCAACAACTGATTCTGGAAACAATCGTAATTCCCGAAGCCTTTCTGAAATTCTAGAAAAAGTATCAGATTCATTTCCTGATATGTCAAGTGATAAGTTTGATGATACTATTTCATTTGGATTATTCAAACTTCGTACAAGTCCATACAATCCAGACGCAATTAAACTAGATTTTGCATTTGAAGAAGCACGTACAGGTTCATTTGACTTCTATCGTCAAATCAACAACCAAAATGGTGGAATTGCAAATACATTCTACATTGAAAATGTAGTAAACTCTTCTAATAACGTAGTAACTTTCATCAATAGTTATATTAATGGTAAAAACAGTGGTACTTGGCTAGATGCAACAGGAATACCAACTAAACAAGTACGTGTATTCTCACACAATTCAGTACAAGCACTAAAAGATTCTTTTGAAAGTAATTATTCTAAGTTTGGTTTCCACGTTAATGACGTAGCACAAATTGAATCTTCTATGGATTATGCAGATGCATTATTCCCTGCTGGATGTTTCTCTACATTTACTACTAATGGCAAATCTATCGGTTCTCTTCCATTAAAGATTGATCGTACTCTACGTAAAGTAGAAAATGATGAAATTTTCCCCTTAGATCTAGTAGTAGAAGCTGGACTAGGAACAATCTACGCAACTGCATGTGCAAATCATACTGATTATTTTGACGATACACAAATTTCACAAGGACTAATCGAAGGATTAAGTGCAATGACTAAAAACGATCTAGTTCCTCCTACAGATGATCGTCATAATGTACGTGATAATTACAGCACTATTTTCCAAATTTTTGCAAACTTCTGCGAAAACCTAAGAAAAGATTGTTTATTCATCGCAGACCCACTTCGTCAAATTTTCGTTACTGGTGCGAATAGCTTAGTAATGTCGGATACTACTAGGTCATTCTCGCAGTATATCTATAACCCACTTCGTCATTTATTCGGTACTGCCAATACAAGTTATGCGACTACATATGGCAACTGGATTAAAATAAATGATATGTTTGCTGGTATGAACATCTGGGTTCCATTCTCTCCATTTGCTGCATCTGATATGGCAAATGTTGATCAGAATTTCGAGCCTTGGTATGCTCCTGCTGGGTTTATTCGCGGGAAAGTTACAAACGCATTAGCACTTGCTATTAATCCTAGTCAAAAAAATCGCGACATGATGTACAAAGTATCGGTAAACCCGGTCGCGTTTTTCCCTAATGACGGCTTTAATATTTTCGGTCAAAAAACCCTATTACGTCAACCAAGTGCATTTGATCGTATCAATGTTCGTCGTCTTTTCCTATATCTAGAAAAAGCAACAAAACGTACGGTTAAGTACTTCGTATTTGAACCAAATACAATGTTTACTAGAAATCGCGTTGTTGCTGTATTAAATCCTATTTTTGAAAGAGCTAAAAATACACAAGGGTTATACGACTATATGATTATTTGTAGTTCTGTTAACAACACAAGTTCAGTAATAGATCAAAATGAACTAGTTGTGGATATTTATCTCAAGCCAGTACGTTCAGCAGAGTTCATTTTGGTGAACTTCTATGCTACATCAACTGGAGCCAACTTCAGTGAATTGATGGGACAATAATTAATTCATTAAATAATTAAATTAAAAAATACGGAAGAGTACATTCTTCCGTATTTTTTTGTACTCATTTATTCATAAAAGTTAAATAATTTTGACTCTAAATAATAAATAATCATATGGACGTTCCAAATCAAACAATTAATTCATTTTTCACAAGAGCAGTTACGAACGATTTCTCTCGTGACTTCTTATTTCGTATAGAATCTATTGTTTTTGATCAAGGTGCAGTATTAAGACCAGAAGATCTTCTGTATGCAAAAACTGGAAAACTACCAGCACGTAATATTTCAAATCAAACCGTAAAATATGCAGGACAAACATTTAACATTCCCGGTGCTCATGAATTTCCCGGTTCTGATAACTATGAAATCGAAATGTATTGTCCAGAAACTTCATCAATTCGTGAATTATTGATGAACGAATCTACAAGAACATTTGGTAACGTCTTTGGTGTTGCAGGAAGTGGACAAAATGGTGGTTCTATCGCAAATGCAAATTCTATCATAACTCTTCTTCAATTAAACAAGAATCTTGATGCAATTTATCAATATCGTTTAATTGGTTGTTCTATTCGTAGCGTAGGCGAAGTTGCATATGAAATTGCAGAAGGTGTAGGAGCAGTAAAATCATTCACTGTTAGTGTTGCTTATCATTTCTTTGATCGTACTTCTTTATCAAATAATATAGTTCCTTCTCTAAATAGATAGAGATGGCAGTAGTAACTACTAATAGTTTAGTAAAGAATTTCCTAGATTTAATGGGTAGTTATTGGAATTATAATATTCCTTTAACCACCCAATGGGCATTGGCTATTGTTCCTGATGACTACGACAGAAGCGGTGCAAGAACTTTGTTTAGTATTATAAAAAAATACACACAAGTAGATGCTGATAAATTTTACATACCAGCATCTTTACAGGATCGTTTATTAGACGAAACAGTACAACCCAAACTAGATGGATTGGGTTTGTATTTCGCACAGTCGGTGAAGATACCCAAAGAATCGTTTTCGGTCAATGGTGCTGGTATAGACACGATGGGAGGCTATTTAAAAGGGTTTGTGGGTGGAGACAGGTATTCGATGGCAGAAAGAAGTTTAGTGATCGATTTTCTTGATACAAATTTAGATTTCGTAGATGGTTTAATCAAACCTTGGGTAATCGCTGCATCTTATAAAGGTTTAATAAATACAGGCACGAGCGATTCAATTAAATGTACAATTGCTATTCAAGAAATGAGTAGACAAAAAGACGAACGCAATTTAAAGCCAATACGAAAACAACATTTTTTCAAAGGATGTGTTCCTATCGGAACATCGGATAAATCACTTAAATACGATGTAGAGCCATCAGAAGCACCAGTAACTACGGTGACTTGGGCATTTGAAAATTATACATATAATCTTGATCCAAGTT